CGTTCTCTTTTACAGAACCGCCTTCACTCAAATCATTTTCCAAGAACACTGTCTTGTTTGTGTAGGCATTGGATTGCAACTTCATCTCATTTTTGGCTTGTATTGCCATGTTTTCATCTGACTGAATAGTGCATACACCACCAACTTGCATTTGGTAGTTACCATTTACTCGATCAAATCTATTACCCTCCACTTCACTGTGCATATCTCCTTCAACATATAGATTAACGTCACCAACAATATGCAATGCCATGCGGTCAGAATTTACATCTTTACCGACTTTTATAACAAGATTATGGTCTGATAGAATATATGTATCATTATAAGAAACTAAGTTGTTGTTATTTTTCTCGTCTAAGTTGAGAAAGTTGCCATTTGCATTGAGCAAACGTATATACTCACCGTCCTCAGTATTGTTCATCTCGAACATATGTCCTGCAGATGTTGACTGAACCCAATTGTACGGATATTTAATTTTTACTTTAGGTGAATCGTTTTCTTGATTCGTTCCACCTGAGAATGGTGTGATGTCAGACATTAGTATCCTCCGTAACCACCTTGCTGTGGTGGATTATTTTGAGCTGGTGGTGTTGATGGTGGTGTAGGAGTTGATGGAGTTGAAGGTGCACTTGGTTGTGTTGTATCCTGATTTACAGGAGTTGATACAGGATCAGCAAGAGATTGTTGTGTTTGAGTTGCAACAGTAGTATTTGTTTCTGTTGACTCATCCACCGTACTATCAATTAAATTAAATCCAGTATCTGTGACTGATGCACCTTCTTCATCTTCTATAGCAGATTTTATCATAGGATGCCCTACACAGTCAATATATTGTGTGAGTGGTAGAACATTATTCTCTCTAAGTTCTCTAGGACTTGTATATGTATATACTACACTTAATAATCCTCCTGTTCCAGATCCAGTTTTATCCTCTACAATTGGTTTTACAAAACCCAAAATTGCTTCTGTAACACTTGCTTTTGTGAGTCTGCCCTGACTATCAGTTGTAGCAGTTCCAATTTGTCTTTTTTGATCTCCAGTCCCGATAGTGATGATAGGATCAGTATAATTTGTCCCAACGTTTATGATATTGATATTATCAACTTTTGGAATAATATCACTGCATCCAGAATACAATGCCTTGGCATCTTGTGGTATTACCAGTGTTGGAAATTTCTGGTCATAGTTCAACACAAACTCATGCCCAGACTTTGTTTTTAACTGCAATCCTACTTCCAACTGTGGATTAAATGATGGATCTATAGTTGCTAGTAAAATATGATCCTCATCATAATCTGTGTCAACAACTTGTAGTATATCTGGATTACCTGTTACCATTTGTTCTATAAACTCACCGTTGCTTACGTGTTGTTTTAAATTTTGTTTGTCAACTTTAACTGCATATTGCTCTTTAGGACAGAATGTGTCAGCAGGATCAAATCCATATCCAACGCCAGGTTTGATAACTTCTATAGAATCTATAACACCGTTAACAACATTAGTTTTAAACTCTGCACCACTACCTTCTGGTTCGTTGCATGTAAACTGTGCTCTAACTGATGCTTCTGCATTGACATTTGATCCTTTCTTATTCATCAACACGCCAAGTATCTGTCCAATGTCATCTATTATCGGTAATGCTTTGATGGGACTAGTTGACTTTAAGTTGTCAAATACCATTTCTGGGAAGCATGGTTTTCTATTTAAAATGCTATTGTTACAGTTAATTGCTGCACTTGCTATATTACCCGCAGAATCATAAAAGTTAATACCCTCAAATCTTTCAAGAGGTCCTCGTGTATCAAAATTCTTAAGTGATATACCACTAGCAAGACCCGCTGCACTATTAAGATCTACTAATGCACCATTTGTAGTGTCGAAGACTTTCTTAATACCGTTTCTATCTACAGCAGGAACAAATCCATTCTTAGGTATTGCATTTCCTATGATTGATACGGAGTTTGGTGGTTTTACCTTGAACTGATCTATTTGCTTCGCTGCAGCGTCATTACCTTTTACTTTTGCACCAAGACCAGTTTCAAATACTGATGCACCAATGGCACATGATAACTGTCCATCACAGAATAAATCTAAAAAGTCACCAACCTTATTAAGTAAATTTTGTATTTTATCTGTCGCACCTTTTATAGCACCAGTAACACCTTTCAATACACCTAGTGCACTCTGTATACTATCCATCATTTTTTTCATGATGTCACCTAGCATATTCTGCACAAGACATAATGCAGTGTCCAATACGTTCTCAACTAGATCACTAAGCATACCTTTAATAAAATCACCTAATTCTCCTATCATCTGTTTGAATAAACATGATACAAGATCGCCAACATTCTTAAGTTGAGTCCTAACAGCAGTGTCTAACTCTGGATCAGGAATACTAAGTTCAGCTAGTCCATCCTTTACAAGTTTGTTGGTCTCTTCCATGACCACGCCCTTGATATTTGCAGTCAGTCCTGTAAGTTTCTTTTGTATACGTTGTGATATGATGTTTATCTCATAGTCCATATCAACAACCTTACCAGTTATCTTATCAATAAACTGATCTACGTCATTTTTCTCTACGCCACGAGCAAACTTCATAAATTCGGCAAGAGGACCTTCTAATTTTGTAGCAGTTTCTGCTCCACACTTACCATTACCAACTTGAACTGTGACTTTTTGTTTTTCTGTTGCTACTGCTTGTTTATTTGCCTCTTCTTTTGCAGGTCCTCTCTCATTCTTTGTGCTAGTTGTGCCTTCTTCATTTGTATGTCCATCGTTATTCTCTGCTTTCTTATCATGTCCAGTGTCAGCATCAACCTCAACAGTATTTGCAGTGTTTGGAGATCCACTACCATTTTTACCATGATCTCTTTCTTTGTACTTTGGACTCTGCAACTGAGCATATCCAGATTCAGATCCACCTTTTGAACTATAAGAACTGATTGGGTTTTCATCAGCAATAGAACCCATAACAATAGGAATCTGTGATGATGCACCATCCATAAAGAATCCCACAACCCAACTATTAATCTGCAGTTGTTGTATTGATCCAATACCAGATCTCATTCCATATATGGCTGGCATTAACACCTGTGCCCATGGTAAATCTGTCGTAGGTAGTTCTTTTCTATTTGGATTATGATACCCTATAATTCTAACTTTAACTTTATTAGTCCAGTCAGTATCAGAATAATCAAAATCACCTTCACCATCTTTTAATTCAGCATTCCAAAATTTTCCACCATCATTTTCTACCTGTCCAACCCACCAGTTGAATCCGTCTTTCCCTATAAAATTAGCAAATCCTTCGTTCATCATGTGTTTACTTCCTCGCCATCTGAATCAGTAAAGAGAGTCAATCTAGTTGTCATTTTATCATCACTAGATTTGAATGTGCGTTCAACTTTACCAACGACATATCTACCAGAATTTTTGTAGTCTTGTTTTCTATCACTACTTCCTTTGTATATGTCTAATTGAACGACCTCTCCTATTTCTAGTGAGTAATCTGATACTAATTCTACTATCACTTTTTTACTGTAAAATATTTTTTCCCTTAAACTGGATTGTGAAAGTTGTTTTGTGAATCCCTGTGTGTATGTTCCTTCAGTAAACAGAGCAGAGTCTGTTATTTTAGACATGATTCTAGTCTGTGTCAACTCGTTATCAAAACCCTTGTAAAATGGAGGGAGTTTTGTCGAATTCATAACATCAACATCTTGATAATATTTATTGATGTTAAATGGATGTTCTACGTATTTCATATTTGCTAGATCAAGTGTCATTACATTACTTGAGTACGAACCATAGTTCATTCCTTTGAACAAATCAATAGTTGATTCTATAGTAACTTTATCGACTCCAGTTATTCCCTTATCTTCCTCATCTTCCAACTCGGATTTGTCATGACCAACTACCATTCTTGTAACTGGTTCTTTTCTAGCAAATGAGTCATACGATACAAAATTGTAACCTGATCTTGTCTCGTAAAAAGCATATCCTGCAGTTGCTGCTTTACCACTACCTTTTGCAGCTGGTATCGCTCTTCCTGCTAACCATCTAATCGCAGTAAATGGATTCCAATATGGTGATACGAATGAAAAATTATTGATAGTTGGTTCAAAATTGCGAAGTCTTTTCTCATCAACACCAAGTAAATCTTCTAGTATTTCTTTTTTTACAATATCATCTATCTTCTTACCTTCACCTTTTCCAAATCTTTTTGATACTTTGTTAGCAGCGTTGTTCAAAAAATCTACTTTACACATCATCAACACTGCTGATGATTTTCCACCTATATTTTTTCTGTCTTGTATATCGTAGATAACAAAATCACCACCTATTTCAGTATTTCCTTCACTGTCAGCAATACGTATGAACACGTTCTCCATTCCCGTCAATTCTGATATGAGACCCGTCTCACTGTCAGTTATCTGTGCTTCCATAAGCATAGTAGCAGATTGCATATCCTCAGTATATCTAACAAACAATACCTGATTAACTCCGATTGGAGGGAAATCTGCAATCAAGAAAGATACTAGTTGGAAATTGGATTGTATATTTACTGACATTAGAATTGCGAAGTTACGTTGTATACATTAATAAATGGAGATTCCTCAATATTAGGTTGAGCAAGTTCACCACCCTCTTGACCCCCTGTAGAAACACCGCCACTCATAGCATTTGCTATTGCATCACCAGTTCCCTCTGCACCCTCCGCTAGTGCTTTTGCCTTAGCATCTTTTGCAGCTCTAGTTTCTAATATAGTTTTATCTGTCAATTCTGTTAGACTTTGTTGTGGTTCATCAGGAGGATTAAATATATTTTTAACACCTTGAAGTGCTTTCATACCAAGTTTTAAACCGATGCCCATGGGTGTTGCTGCTAATGCTTTCCCTGCTGCACCCTTTATTTTATCCTTCATACCAGATGCTTTACTTGCTAACCCCTTCATGCCTTTAAGTGCTTTAGCACCCGCATTAAATGCCATGCCCATGGGTGTCATACCAAATAATTTTTTAGCAAGACCTTTACGTTTTTTAATCGGTTGCATTGCCCTAGTGCCTTTACCACCGTCACCAAGTCCTATACCATCAGCAGTTCCTGTGTATGGTGCTCTCTTTCCTGTGGTAGGATCACCCATTTGTGCGGGACCTAATAAATTTTGTGAAGGTGAAGAACCAGATAATTCTGGAGTTGCACCAGATCCACCAGTTTCACCACCACCTTCACCGCCACCACCAAATTTATCGAGTGCCTTACCTATCAATGCTTGCATCAATGTGGGTTTATTATCATCATCACCATCTTTATCATTATCCTCTTCATCATTAGCAACTTCTGTACTTGCAGCACCTAACTTAAATGCATTAGCGATCTTAGTTATATTTCTGTTAAGAATCTTAGATGCTTCTTTACTTGGTGCAGGAATCTTCTCTAACAAGTCAATCAATGCAACAGCAGCAGATTTAGCGGGCAATGCCATTGCGTCACTAAATGCCTTTTTCATCTTAGGATCTAGTTTAAAATCTTTTTCTAATGACTTATCTACATTCTTTTTCTTACTATCACCATCCATACCACCTTTTGCTAGACTGGTAACTTTCTTAGATTTCTTGACTGGCAATAAACCTCCTGTAATAGGACTTCTATAGGTTTGATTTCTTGCATCTATATCTGCTTGCACCTGTGCAAGTGTTTGCAATTTCTTTGGTCTACCTCTTCTCTTCTTAGTAATAGCTGTTGATTTTACTGGATTTGGAACAAGGTCTTGCTTTGGTGCTGCCTTTGCTTTTACTATAGGTTCTGATCCTAGACTAGTAGCTTTTACATCAACAGTCTGTTCAGACGCAGGAACACCCATCGCACTAGCAACTGCATTAGGGTTACTAATAAAGTTACCAATCCCCTTTCCTATATTTTTCATAGAGTTAACAGTTTTCTTCATGATGCGTATGCTAGTTGTGCATTACCCTTGCCATGTGGATCTAGAACATTTGTCTCATTCCTACCCCATTGATTCTTTCTTCTATTTTTCTGATACGTAGGTACAGGTATGTAGACAACTTTTGGCGGTGTTGGTATTGTATTAAGACCACCGCCTCCTCCACTTTCTCTATCACCAATCTGTAGAGGAAATTTTTCTAGTGATAATTTATCTGCTTCTTCTGGAGAATATCCTTGTTCTATCAAGTCATTAAACTCCTCAAAACGTTTTGAACTTTGAAGTGTTGACGCACTAGGAGTTTTGGTTGACCCTGATGAAGATACTTTTGATTCTTCGGGAGGGATATCAGGTAACCACTTGTTCTTACCTTTTCTCAACCACTTATCATTATCTTCTCCGTTTATAAAGTCAAAGTGAACTGGATCATCTTCTCCCTGCCATTGGAAACCATATTTCTTACCTTTCTCTCGCATCCATTCGCTTGCCTTACTACCAAACTGTATATCAACTGCCCAACCTTGTCCATGTGGTGAGTTGCCAGGTGCTGCAGGAGTTATAGCATTTGGATCTCCTGCCTGTGCTGCAGCGACTAATGCTGCTTGTTGCTCTGGACTTCTATATGAAGATGTAACACTGTTTGGTAGATTGATACCATCTTTTGCTGCAGCGTTAACTGCCCTCTTCCATGCTTTCATGGTAGGAGGGTTTAGAACAATAGGTTTACCAAGACTGTCTATTGCAGCGTTTGGTGTTGTCAATCCCGATGCTTGCTCTTCTGCTTTCTTTTGATCGGGTAATATACCCATATCTTTAGCAGCAAGTGTAGCATCAAGTCCTATGGATACAGCAGTTCCAACGCCAGGTATTGTACCTGCAA